TAAAAAGAAATTATATTCGTTATACTACTTATTCTAAATGGCTAAGAAAACGGTCTATACCATTACCTAATAATAAAATTAGTTTTTATTCTGAAGATGCAACAAAAAAAAAGAAAAAGGTAGGACCTTACAATGGCAGATATAATGACATCATGGAAGGTGAGCATCTTATTGCTATGAGAGAAGCTATTGAAAAATTGGCTGCTGGGAAGATTACTAAGAAAAAATATAACGAAGTCAAAGAAGGTTTTTTAAATGAGTTTCCAAAAAGTGCAATTAAGCGGCTTAAATTAGATATAAGCCTGGATGCTATTAAGGAGTAAAATTTATGAGTTTTTTAATGCCAAAGATGCCTTCAATTCCGCCATTGGTAATGCCAGAAGTTAAAGACGTTCCCAACTACGATGATGAAGAAAGAAAAAAAACTGCACGAGCAGAGTTGGAAGCCAGCGAAAGAAAAAGAAAAGGTAGGCGTTCAACAATTTTAACAGGAACAGGATTAACGGATGATCCTGAACTACATCAAAAAACATTGTTAGGAAATTAATATGGGTGGATTTACAAGTGTCGAAGCATACAAAGCTAGACCAAAAACTAAAAGAGCTAAACAGTTAAAAGGTGCAAGAGATAGATATACTAAAATAACTGGAAGGAAACCTGAAAATGTGCGTAAAGCAAAATTATATCAAGATTTTTCGGATCTTGAAAAAAAACAATACGCCGCTTTATTAATTGAACCAGAATCAAAATTAGGAAAAAAAACTTTATTAGGAGGATAATATGGGTGGATTTGTTTCAAGAATAGTTAAACCAAAACCAGTTGCACCGGTTATACAGAGAGAAGCGGTTCAAGCCGCTCCTAAAGGTCCAACGGTTGCGGATATGGATCAGAGAAGATTAGGTGTGGCTCGTAGAGGAAGGAGAGCAACAATTTTAACTTCTTCAAAAGGTGTTGACGAGGATCTCACTTTATCAACCAAGACTTTACTAGGATAATTTTAATGCCAGAAAACAGAAAGCTTGCGCAAGAATTAAAAGCTAATTTATCTCGGTTAATCGAGAAAAGAAAAACGTGGGAATCACATTGGCAAGAATGTGCGGATTTATTTCTACCACGAAGAGCGGATATTACTGAAAAGCATACCAGAGGCGATAAACGAAACATACAAATTTTTGATGCAACGCCAACGCATTCACTTGAGCTGCTTGCTTCAAGCTTGCACGGTACTTTAACTAGCAGCGCAACAAGATGGTTTAGCCTAAGATTTAAGAATGCAATTTTAAATTCCGATGATTCCTCACGTGAGTGGCTTGAAAATTCTACGGATAAAATGTATCTGGCGTTTGCTCGTTCTAATTTTCAACAAAATATTTATGAATGTTATTTTGATTTGCTCTGCTTCGGTACTGCTGCGGTTTTTTTAGAATCTGACGAAGATGACATTATAAGATTTAGTTCGAGACATATTAAGGAAATATATATAGCCGAAAATGACAAAGGCTTAATAAACTGCATCTACCGAAGATTTAACATGACTGCAAAGGCAGCGGTGGAAAAATGGGGTTTAGAAAATTTAAGCAAAAATATTCAAAGCATATTTAAGAATGCTCCGTTTGATGAAGTGGAATTCTGCCACGTTGTTAAACCGAGAAATATGTATGATCCAAGAAAATTGGACAAAATTAATATGCCGTTCATTTCAGTTTATTTTGAAATGGAATCTGAAAATATAATTAGTCAAGGCGGCTTTCGAGAATTTCCATACCTGGTGCCTCGCTGGTTAAAAAGCAGTTCTGAGATTTGGGGAAGAAGTCCGGCTATGTCATGTTTACCTGACGTAAAAGTTTTAAATAAATTAGTTGAAACTCAATTACTGGCGGCAGCTAAACAAATAAATCCTCCTTTATTAATTCCGGATGACAGCGCCGTTCTACCCATAAGAACAAGTCCAGGATCTTTAAATTTCTATCGTGGTGGAGCCAGAGATAAAATTGAACCGTTGAATATCGGAGCCAATCCAGGATTAGGATTGAACCTTGAAGAAGCTAGAAGGAAATCGATTGCCAAAGCTTTCTTTGTAGATCAATTATTAATTCAGGAAGCAAGCTCAAGAACTTTAACCGCTACTGAAGTTCAGGCTAGACAGGAAGAACGGTTAAAAATTTTAGGACCAACAATGGGTAGATTACAATCGGAACTTTTGCAGCCGATGATTACCAGAGTCTTTAATATCATGTTGCGTAACGGACATTTTATAGAAGCACCAGAAATTTTAGCAAACCAGGAAATAGAAATTGAATATATTTCGAGCATGGCATTAAGCCAAAAAGCATCACAGCTTTCTGGAATTATGCGAGGAATGGAGATCTTTGGTTCTATTGCTCAAGTAGCTCCTGTGATGGACTTTTTAGATTCAAACGGTTTAGTAAAAGAACTTATTAATATTTTAGGTTTACCGGCAACGATGATTAGATCGGATGCTGAAGTAGAAGAAATTCGAGCTGCACGTCAAGAACAACAAGCACAACAAGCTCAAATGCAACAGGCAATGGAAGAAGCTAAAGTTGCTAAAGATGCTGCGCCTATGGTGCAACAAATAAATGAAGCAACAAAACAGCAAGCTTAGTCAGCTTATTAAAGACTACAAATTTGTTTTTGCGAGTGATGAAGGAAAAAAAGTTCTTTCTGATCTTTCAAAACGATGCCATGAGTTTGTGACTACTCATGATAAATCCAACAGTCACGAGACCGCTTATCTTGAAGGTCAGAGAAGCGTTCTAATATTTATAAAGAACATGGTCAATAAAAAGGAGTAATCTATGGATCAGACAACTGAGCAGCCAACTGCTCAACCTGATGAGACAACTACTACAAGTGTTTTATCATCAGACCAAACATCTCAACCGCAAGAACAACCGGTTGATTTTAAAACCTTGATACCTAAAGAATATCAAGATGAAAAAAGTTTACAAAATTTTTCTTCAATGGATTCTTTTGTAAAGTCATATTTAAACGCACAGCGAATGGTGGGTTTGGATAAAATAGCGATTCCAAACAAGCACAGTACGGAATCCGATTGGGATCAGGTTTATCAAAAACTTGGAAAACCAGAATCACCAGATGAATATAAATATAATTTACCGAAAGAAAGTAAATTAGATTCAGATTCATTAAAGGCGTTTTCAGAGCAAGCGCATAAGCTTGGATTATTACCTCAGCAAGCTGACGGAATAATTCAGTATTATCAGGAACTGGCAAATGCTTCTGAAATTAATACTAATTCAAAAGCTGAAACATCACGCCTTGACGCTGAACAAACTTTAAGAAAAGAGTTTGGACCAGCTTATAAAGATAAAATAAGTGCTGCCAGACATTTGGCAACGAACACATTGGGTAACGAGTTTCTATCGAATACTTTGTTAGCCGATGGAAGTAAGCTTGGAGACAATCCAACTGTTGTCAAAGCGTTTGCAAATTTGGCGAGTAAATTAAGTGAAGATAGCCTTGTAAAAGGTGAACCTTCATCTTATTTAACTTTGCCTGAAATCAACAAACAAATTGCAGCATTACAACAACCAGGCTCGGCATACTTTGATAAAAATCATTTGAATCATGATGCCGCTGTAAAAGAAGTGCAGTCATTAATTCAACAAAAGAATAATGAAGTGGATGTTGAATAAAGAGTTTTGCTTTGCGCAAGCAGAGTGAAAGATACAAAGGCAATCGCAAGATCTTTGTTGACATTGGGAAAGACTAATATCGAGTAGATATAAAATACAGGAAGATCTTTTTAAAAAGATAATCAACCGAAAATTTGTTTAACACTAACACAGGAGAATTGTAATATGTCAACACAAATTACAACTTCATTTGTTGAGCAATATTCGGCAAACATTAGTTTGTTGGCTCAACAAACTGGTAGTAAGCTAAGATCTGCTGTCGATGTGGAATCAATTCGTGGGAAGTCAGCCTTCTTTGATCAGATAGGCGTAACCGCTGCACAATTAAGAACGAGCAGACATGGTTCGACTCCTCAAATCGATACCCCACATAGTCGTAGAAAACTTAGTCTTAATACCTACGAATGGGGTGACTTAGTGGATGACGCCGACAAAGTTAGGATGCTTATTGATCCTACTTCTACTTATGCCAAAGCAGCAGCAGCAGCGATGAATCGTTCAATAGACGATGTAATCATAACTGCAATGAACGCTGATGCAAATACAGGCGTGAGTGGCGGAACATCAACTTCACTACCAAGCGGTCAAAAGACTGCAACATCGGAGCAATCGGATGGACTCACTATCGCAAAGTTGCGATCAGCTAAGTACATACTTGATAACAACGATGTGGATCCCAGCCTAAAACGATATTTGGTCTGCGGTCCAAAACAAATTCAAGATTTACTTGCAGTAACAGAAGTCACTTCTAGTGACTATGCTGTTGTCAAGGCACTAGCTACAGGAACTGTAGATTCTTTTCTTGGATTTAATTTCATTCAGTCGACTAGACTCAACAAGGATTCGACATACACAACTGATAGATTAGTTTTTGCATTCACAGAGGATGCAGTCAAGCTAGGTATCGGCAAGGATATTTCTGCAAAAATTTCAGAACGTGCGGACAAATCTTATTCAACGCAAGTTTATTATGCGATGGAT